GGAGTAGAAGCAAGGGTAGTTACAGGCTTAGGGAAGTCTTTGCGCTTCCTCAAGGTATGGATCTGTTGCTTGGGACAACGAAGAATGTCTGCGACTTCTGATGTACCAACAATGTCAACAATCGGAATCGTCGGAAGACTGTACTCCCGGCTCGTAATTGTTGAGTTGGAAGAGTAAGTTTCGTACGTCAAATGTGATCCCATGATCTGGCACCTTTTCGATAGGGATGACTGTTCTCTTGTAGATGCTTCCTTTACAGAGTCCACAAGAACAACCTAAACGGAACTTCTCAATAGTTCCATGCTGTAACCGGTGGGGCGCTTTACGTTCTTGAGGGGTAGTTCCTCCCCAGCATCCCCATACTTCGTTAGCGCCATACTCAAGACAATCAGTGGACACTTCACACTGATTACACACCGCCTTAGCGACGCTGTAGTAGTCCTGCTGGTTCTTTTCTTCTAACGGGGGATACCAAAGGTCCTTATGCTTATCTTTACATAGAGCCTTTGACATCCACTCCATAGATCACTCTCTTATGGTGCAGTCGTAACCGCACGCTGCGTAGCCAGCAGCATCAACCCAGTGGTCTTCCTTATAGGGTGACCATCCAAGGCGAGAGTGCTTGAGTTGCATCATCATGATGGCGACGTCATGTGGGTCAAGGAGGTTGTCAAAGACAGCCTCCATAGTTTCAGACATCTCCATACCGAGAGACAACAGTTTGCGCTGGAGAACGGCTTTGATGTGGATCGACCAGTATGCAGCCGTACGACGGAAGTCATCGATGGGATCACCATAGGTGGTGTTTCTCTCACCATTGACTAGTTCCTTAGCGGTATCAAGGACGTATGAACGAGGGTCGCCCATATCATGCACTTCTTCATCACGAAAGCCCAAGTGAGGGTACGTCACAGTTTCTACTCCTTGATAACGATTATGATCTTCCAAGATTTGCTTGTACTTGTAAAGGAAGAGATCCCTAATAGAGTCTGCGGAGCGACCCTCTATAAGACCCGTTCGGATGTTGGCGGCTTCCCATTCGTATGCTTCACGATCAGCAACATGAACAATGTCTGGGTGTGGGTACAGACCACCCAGTTTCTTCTGTACTGCCGACATAGCGTTCTCTTCAATGGGCTTGAAGACCGCTACCATTTCGGGAAGACGTTTGAGAGGACGCATCATGTCACCGACGTATGCTTCACAGGCATCGTGAAGAAGACCTGTGAGCACTACTTGGGGAGAACATCCTTGGTCTCTAAGCCAGTTAGCAACCCAGATGCTGTGTTCTGCTACAGAGTAGTGGCTGGGCAAGTGACCGTTGAATCGGCATATCTTGGAAAGACTAGTGGCTACGTCTTCCAATGAAACCATGTCAGGATCTATATTGATGACATCAACATAAGAACCCTTGCTTGTTTCAATGGTTCCTATCCAGTCCCACTTCTTTGTGGGGTCTAGTTCATCCACCCGTGTACTTCCTAGCAATACGACGAAGGAAGTTGGAACCTTCTTGGGTTACCTTCCAACCCTTTTCTGTGCGCTCTACAAATCCATGATTCTTAAGAACACGAAGACATCCGAAGACGGTCTTTGTATCCTTGAAGAAGTTAGGAGATACGTTGAGAATATCCTTTGGGAGGGCCGGGCGACGGAGGCTCTTCAAGATCAAAAGAGCCGTGTGGTTGCGGCTAAGGTACTCAACTGATGCGGGAATAGTTTTAGTTGCCATGTGTACGATATTATCCTTCACTAGTCTTCTCCGTCAAGGTCTATGAACTCATGAATGAACCTGTCCGTCTGGTTCTCAGAGAGACCGCCACCGGGCAGTTCTTTTGCTAGTTCTCCAGCACGAGAACCAAAGATACGGGAGAGCACACCACTATTGCCTCTCGCCTCTACTTCTAGTCGTACTAGATCTCGTGTATCAGAGATGTTCTTGAACTTGTCAATGAGGTTGAATAGGCGATCCATCTCTGACGATAGGGCAGGATCAAGCCCTTGACCCTCTAGTTCCTCTGCGAAGCGGGCGAAGAGAACACGGCTTGCTTGCATCTCAATCATGGCCTGTAATGCGGCCATAAGTTGGTCTTTCGTGCGGATCTCTATAGGGAGTTTGTACCCGCATTCTGAATGTTCCTTGAATGCAGGACAACGGGAGGCCAGATAGCAATTATTGCACTGCCGTAAGGGAGACGAGTTATACCGTATTAGAGGTACTTCTTCAGGCTCTATTTCTATGGATTCTCCCTGGTCAGAGGCACTATAGGACCCTGTGGTGACCATAGATTCTATGCCCATAACCGGTAGCAATAGGCGTTCACCTTCGTGCCGCTTTTCAAGGGGGGCGATATCAATACTTGTACCCCTTGAATCCGGTTTCACCCCAGTATGGGTTTCAGGGGAGATATCAATTATCTCCCCCTCTTCAGCACTAGAGAACTCGTCCTCGTCACCTCCCTCCTGAGGGTCATAGGCCCCAAAAGTACGCTCCTCGTATTGCTGCCAAGACCGGATAGCAAGCGACCCAATAGCCTGTACGTTATCCTCTACAACCTCTTCATAATCGATACCTAAGCGAGTGATATCGGCACGATGCTTTCGGCGTGCGGACTCTTTTTGCTGTGCGGGATACCGCCGTAGTCCATGCCCATCCCATACCTGAGTCTCGCCATAGCGAATGGTGCTGGTCCATGAGGTGACAATGACAGCGTTCCAAGGCAGGGCCTCAATGATCTCTGTCTTGCTCGTCAGACCATAAAGTTCTGCGTCCCATCGCTGTGATAGGGACCGAATGCGAGAGATGTTTTTAGAGTTAATGGCTTTATCTGAGATCGCTACTCTGCCAGTCTTCTGACAGATGTATGCCAAGCGCTCTAGGTCCTGGTCGTCAGACCAGACGGGGATGTACTTAGACCCGAGCCACTCACCGTCCATGTCAGGTCTTCCCATAACAAGTGTTATGTCGTCAGCGTGGGTACGCACAAAATCGTTATAGCGGTTAACGTCTTCATCCCCCTCTGATGTGTACACAAGTATCTCTGCATCCCCAAAGACGGAGCGCATGTTGAACTCTTTGAGTTTGGGAATAGCCAATTGAGTTACGTTGACGGCTATCTTCTTCACGTTGTTGGCAATGAGTAAAGAACGGTGGGAACCCTTCTCGCCGCCAGATAGGTAAACCTTCATACATCTCTCCAGGTCTTGTTAGCGGCCTTTATTGCTTGGGCGTCTAGTTCGTCAACAAGTGTGTCCCAGGACTTGATATTCCTTCCACCGTCCCATTCTGGGCGAACGATGTAAGGAACCGCTACAAGTAGAGTGGGAATACCTCTTTTCAAGGTTTCAGCACATACTTGAGGATCATTATCGACATACCACTTTGCCTTACCCCATACAGCGGCGATGGTATGGATGCGCTCTGCTTTGAGGACTGGGTCATCAAAGTCAATGAACTCATATGATGCGGCTTTGATAACTTCTTTCTTGAGCCACGTCTCAAAGATCTCACGTTCATACTCTTGATTGACAATCAGACATATGCGGCCCATCTCCTTTTCATGGAGCATAGACCACAAGTAACGGCCTTCTGGATCTGGTTGTCGCTGTCCTAACTCATCCGCTGAACGGGCCAGGACATCAAAGTTGAATAGAATCACTTGTCATACATCCCCTTATTGATCCGCAACTGGTGTGTTACATGCTCTTGGGCGGGGCAGTAGTGACAAAGATACTGACGATGCTCTGGAGGAACGCCAGCCTTGCGACCGATGACCTTTGACTCGTCTTCGTAGTCAGGGCACCCTGCGGTGGGGCGGTTATGACGATTGAAGCATTTCAAAGCCTCAACCTTCATATCGTCACGCACTTCCCGAACGTCCCACTCATTCTTCATGAGTTCATTACGAACCTGGGTCTCATCACCCAGTTTGTCCCAGGTTTCCTGGTCACAACGGAAGATCAAACCACGGAAATCATCAGGGTTGATTTGGGAGTTGCGCTCTTTGTGCTTACGGATGACTTCTTGAAGTTCCATGTCGTACTCAGCGGGACCGTCATAATCCCGAAGTCGAATCATGGTGCTATCCGTGCGGTTATGCACGTCTTTTACTACTAATAGGCGAGGCAATTTGTGCTCCTTATAGATTTTTATATAAGTATAACGATCAGTATCCGCAACCGCAATCTGGCTTAATACCAGTTCTAAAGTCGGTGAAGTTGTACTGACGCTGCATGGTCATAGCCCGTTCCATAGGCCAGTCTGTTTCAACCTCACCACCTCGTGAAGGGGTAAGAGACTTATGCTTGCCATCGCATTGACCCATATATAGGTCTTGGTTCATTGAGCGAGAAAGGTTCATAGCCATATGTATATAATACCTCACATATTCTTTGCGTTTAGTTCTTGAGCGATCCTTGACTGTAGACGCAACTCATAAGCAGATGTACGAGGACGATTGCTGGTCCTCTCTCGGTAAGTGCTTTGTCCTCCAGAGCCTGTAGTCGTAGTGACTTGCGACACTCTTCCTGCTGGCTCTAGTGCTTCTGCCATTTGGTCTCGTGCTGATCTACTGCCTTCCAACACAGTGCTTGGTCTAGAAGGAGGTTCAGAAGGAGAACCGCTTTGTGCTTCTCTACGTGTTCTGTCTACTCGTAGTTTTGCTTCCATTTTTCTTTGTTTTTTTGCTTCTTCCTGAGTCTTTGGAGGTAGTGTTTTCGCCCTTTCAAGGAGTTCTTCATAACCATATGGGTTATATAGAGGACCTCCAGGTGCTCTTGCCTGTTGCTCCTTTTCTTCTGCGCTTTTCATCTCTTCTGGAGTCATTTCCCTATCGGAAGGGTCAAAAGGTGGACGAAGCCCAGAGATGGGGGGAGACTGCTCTTGAGGGATGGGCTTTGGCCTGAGTCCTGTATCCGTAACATCAAACTCTCTATCTAGGCGCTCATCCATAGCAGTAAAGGCATCATCCATTTGACGACGCTCTATTGCTCTTTGTGCATTACCTACTTGGAATTCATATTGACCTGTGTAATCATATTGAGAAGGCTCTCCCCCATATCCAACGCTAAGTCCCTTTTGTCTTATATCTTGATCTATGGCTTGCCTTCTAGCAAGTTCTGCTTTCTTCTTTTCTCTTCTAGTCATTCTCCTGGGTTGGTTGGATTGGTCAGAACCTTTGTCTTTGTCTTTGTCTTTGTCTTTGTCTTTGTCCATCCAGTTATAAAGGCCGAAGGTGTCAGCAATAGTATTAATACCTCTTACAGCGGCGTTTAATTCAGGAATAGAACTAGAGGAAGGAGTAGCAGGTCCATAGGATCTACGAATGCCTGCACTTCTTGGTCTAGAAAAAGAAGGGCCTCTTGAAGAGGGGGTTGAGGGAAGAGTGGTTTCTGGTGCATAGGGGCGAGGTTCTCTAAAGGCAGAGCGAAGTCCTTGAGAAAACATATTGTCAGTGTCCCAGTACATCATTCTCTCTGCGTACTGGGGAACAAACATAATTGGAGAAGTTTGTTTATAAGGATTAAAAGACATAATTAACTCCAAAGAGCGCCCATTGAATAACGACCCGAACCCATGTACGTGTCGTCAGTGAACTTTGTACGCATAACTGGCATGCCCGATACCCACGAACGGTTGGTAGCCATATACCGATCTAGATTCATAACAGTTTCTAGATCCATAGATTGCTTAATCATGCCCCTGGTTTCAGGAAAGAGAACCTGTGGGTGTGCGGGCCGAATCTCACGGATAGTTTCTGGATCGCTGATAGCAGCCATTAAGGCTCTATCAACCAGCATCTCCTGGTAGTTCTGCCAGGGGCGAGAAACAGGAGGCTGAACTCGGCGTCCAGTCAACCGTGCCATTTAGTAGCGACTTCTAGGTCTCGTAATGCTAGGAAGGATCTTTCCTCCGATACTTCTTAGAGCACGATTAGAGTAATAACGGTCAGAGGCTTCATACCTACGTGTTGCCAGAGACTTAGGACGCTGAGGAGAAAGATCTGGAGTAGTAGAGACTTCTACACGACGAGTAGGTGTATTAGAGTCTTTTTCCCAATCGTATAAAGTAGGCTGATCGGAATATCCCATAGTAATTACCCTTTACCTTTCTTTGCTACCGCAGCATTAGCAATACGAATAGCCTTTGATTCACTGCCGCCATCTTTGAGAACAGAGTTAGCAGTCTTAACCCATTGGCGCTTTTCAGCAGCGGTATTGGCTTTCTTAGTGTGTTTTTCGGCGTCTTTTGATGTCCAAGGCATGTGCCTAACCTTTAATCACATACGGCTTTCGTCAATGCCGAAGTAGAAAGAACCTGACTCAGGCATCTTCCTCATGGTTGCAAAAGGGTCATAAGCAGTGGCCTGCATATCGCCTACATACATGCCTTCGGATGCGCCCATCTCGGGGTCGTAATCCAGTTCGTTGTCTTCCATTGCTACCTCCAGGGTGGCGCTAGGGTCTTCAACATGCTTCGACGCTGCATGTCTATAACTTCTTGCTGAGGACGGTCGATTCCTCGTGGTATACCCCTAGGTCCAGCCTTACCATCATTGGTAAGTCGGACTGGCTCTGCTCCTGGTGGTGCGAACTTCTTACCCTCTAATTGTAGCCGTATTCCGGTCTGTAGGTTGAACTCGTCGGGCCAGATGTAGTCACCTGGGTTGATGCGTTCACCTTTGTGGACACCACGGCTGTATGAACGATGGTTTTGCCTCTTGACGGCATCAAGAAGTTTGTCTTGACGGCGATTAGAAGACATAGTGCCCAGGTATCCATCTGGATACTGGGTGTCAGGGCTAGCCCCAAAGGCTACGAGTCGCTGATCTTTAGCATTACGGAACACCGGAGAAGG